AACACTTTCAACAGGTTTTCCACAAAATGTTATACAAAGGTTTTTGTGCATATTGCTACACTTTCAACAATTCAACAGGTTATCCACAAAAGTATCAACATTAAAATTAACCAAAAAATATCGTTCCACGGATAAAAATTCATAGTATTCAACATTTCAACACTCCCTATTACTACTGCTACAACAAGTAAATAAAAATCGCGCGTGCATGTGCGCGATTACGCGCGCGTGCGTGCGCGTGCTGATAAACCTAAAAACACTCAGCCAAGTATATATACTTGATAGTTACTTGGCTGAGTGACACCAGAGCTAAAAAACGCCCTTTGCTTTGGACATCTTTTTTTTCATGGCCGTTTCTTTGTCGGCCAGTTGTTCGGCATACTGTTTGTCTGTTTCCATGTTTCTTTCGATTAGGGATGTAATGGCTTTTTCCTGTCGATACTTCTTGATTCTCCACGCCTTTTCAGGATTTTCAGCTTCCAGCTTTCGCCAATAGTATTCTGGTATGGCTGCTCTTTTGCCGTTGGTAAGCTGTATGTATCCCTGCTGCCAGAGTTTTTCTTGGTTGTCTTCGAACCACTTGTCTCCAAGTCCTGGTTTCCGGCTCATTGTGCAAAATGGTGGTATTAAACCCATTTTTTGGTAACGCTTTTTGTCGTTGCCATACAGTTTTTTGGTTACATACCCTGCAACATAATTATATGTCTCTGGTGTTGCCTGTGCGATGTCTACTGTCCCTTGTCCCCAGACTTTGATCAGTTTATCGCTCGTGTAGTGTCCAAACCTTGACAGTTTGTGTATTGGTTTTAAGTCGTCTGGATACCACCCGTATAGTATCATGTGATAGTGTGGTCTTGAGGTGTTGTCTCCATACTCTCCGGCTAGAAAGTACCTGAGAGGCTCGCTGACGGCCTTTCTAAGCCTTTTCATGAATAATTGGACGTCCTCTACGCTTAAAGTTTGCACCGTTCTAGGACGCTCTGAGGCGCCTCTCCATACGTTCACGCCGCCCTTGAAGATCTCCCCTGTTTCGGTGTCTTGCGTTGGTACATGGTCATCGTCATAAGTTAGCGTAATAAACCAGATGCTTTCCTTGTCGTGTCCGTATGCTTCCAGCTCCATCCGCGTTGCCCAGTCTTTTCGTTTTCGCAGTCTGCATCCGGTGCATTGTCCGCATGGTATCAACATTACATCTTTGCGGTACATTAAGTCTTCGTATGTCATTTTGGTTTTGTGTATCTTGTTAAAAGAGGCGAGTGAATACACTCGTCCACTCGCCTCCCTGTCATGAGGTACATAAAACCGGATTAACGGTTTATTGCATCCCATTTATTTAAGTTTTCCTTTCCAAAATTCGACGTTTTTGCTCCCGATGAAGTCTCTTCCCGGCTTGTAGTTGAGCTCATCTTTGGTCGGTTTTCTCCCTGCGCCGCCGCCGCTGCCGCTGCCGACGTTTAGGTTGCTGAGGTCGTTGAAGACGTCCTTGAATGCATTAAACGCTTTGTCTGCGCTTGTGTGGGACCAGCTTGTAGCGTCTCCGACCGCTTGCGCTGCGTTGTACCAGTTGCTTTCGCTTTTGCTCCATGTGTTGTTGTGGTTTTGGCTTACCCCAAGAGCGCTTGCGCTTGCTGCACTGCTGCTTTGCAGCCCCATGCTTGCCCCGCTGATAGTGGCTTGTGCGCCTCCTGGAGTGCTTGCTCCGCCCTGTTGGTATGCTAAGATAGGGTTGATGCCAGCTTTTTTCATGTCTTCTACAGCTCGCTGATAAGCTGTATTGCTCATTTGCTCTTGCCAGGCTCTGTTTTTGGCTGCTTCTGCGCTGTTGTAGGACATTGCTGCGTTGTTGCTTATTTGGTTATATACACCCTGAGTGATTGCCGCCATGGTGTTATAGCCCATTTGCTCAAACATGCTCCGACGGTTAAACTTCTGCTGGCTTTGCATATTGCTTTGAATTGCCCCTAGCATATTGTTCCAGTCTTGCAGATTTTGTTCTCGGTTTACGCCGCTGGCGGCGCTGCTGTAGCCGGCCCCCTGGCTTGTGCTTTCGTTGTGCTGTTGGCTTCCACTGTTACTCTCCATCAGATTCCCGCCCAGGAATTTGTTTATGAGACCTCCGGCGATTGTCGGGAGTAGTTGTTTGCCGATTCCGAGTAGTGCGCTTCCGATTGCTGCTAACGACATAATAAAATGGCCCGGGGTTTTTGCCCCGGGCTTTCCCCCTTTCGTGCTTAGTGATGGTCGACGAGTCCCGGAATGCTGTACATAGGCATAGGTCTGACGCTGGTGTTGTCAATGACCGTGTCCATGATAAACTGAGGTTCATTGTCCACTGCCAGAGTCCTCTGAATTTCGGAGTCTCCTTCCTTCATCCATGCCTGACTCAGGCTCGGCGTGGTCTCGTAGTTGTCGCCGTAGTGCCAACTGTCCAGCGTCCCCGTTGCATTGCTCCTGAATTTGCCGCTAATTCTGTTGGGTTTCATGCGGTATTCTGCCCACGCCTCTTGGTAGCCAAATGCCTGTTCGTCGGTGCTCGTGCCAGTGAGATACAGCTCCTTTTTGAGAATTGCTTGCTCTCCCAGATTTGCGAAGACCGGGTAGTAGAAATCCAGATTGGTTTTCCGACTCCACATCTTTTCGAGTCCCTGCTGGTAGGTATGGTCATGCCGGATGCAACACACACCGATAACATAGCCGTGCTCCTCGAAGCTCTTCGTGAACATGCTGCCGTTGTACGGCGTAACGCTCACTGCTGCTGTGTTGCCCTGCGGACTCTCTGCGGTCGTGCCGCTGGTCTGGATGACCTGACTCATGTTGATGGTGATACGCGTACCACCCAGATACTCCGGAATCTGCACAGTTTTGTCCGAAATTTTGGTGTGGAACAAACTGTAAATCATCTCGCGGTAACGACTGCCACCGCGCGCCAGTTGTTCGTAGTATTTCTGCACCTGAAACGCCTGTCGCAGCTGATTGATGGTCGTTGCTGCCACGCTCCCCAGGTCCGCTGCCAGCACTCCCGGTTTTGCTAAGTTTTCATACAGAATGTAGTTGTTATACAATTCCGGGCTCCTGATTGTTTCGCCCAGTGTCGGCTTTTCGATTGTGCTCCCGTACTTTTCTGTCGGGTTCATCGGGCTCTTTTCGTCGTATTTGTATACGGCAACTTTTGCGCTTCCCGTCAGCGGCAGCACTACCGGATCTCTTGCTTTCAGCGGAGAAGGAAGTGCGCTGGTGAAATAGTCGTGGTACTTGTTGACCGGCAACGGTCTGCCGCCCGTGTATGCATTTTTGAGGATATATTCGAGGTCAGGTTTCGTTGCGTCCATGCCCTTGGTTTCGTCGTCCGTATAGTTTACGGTCGCGTCTGCTGTGCTGTTGACGGCCGGATTGTCTAAGTTTTGGTCCCGGAACCACTCTTGCCAAATCATAGCGTAGGCTCTGAACGGCAGTGCGTTGACGCTGAATTCCGTGTCAGCCCCTTTGCTTACCTTGGTAGGAATGCCCATGTAGTCCATGATGCTTCCTTCATAAGGCGCCGGCTTGTCAGCTGTGCCGGTTACTTTGACCTGCGGAATAGTGTACTCCTGAACTTGTGCCCACGGCCCGGTATCGTTCTCGCCCATAAATCGCTTAAAGTGGTCCCAGAGAATACGGCAAGGCACGTTGAAGTAGTAAATATCCATGTGGCAGTTATCCATGACCGGGAAAATAGGCGTTGTCATGCGGATGATAGCTGCTTGGTCGATGCTAAAGGTATCGCCCGGTAACACCTCATCCACATAAAAAGGGATAAGCTGTCCCGCGTTGAGCGTAAGTTTGACGTCTTGCCGCCTCTTAAAGCGGCTTCGCGTGATGTCCAAGCGCGGTACCTGATTGAATCCTGCATCTTTGTTTCTGTTCACTGTTTTGCCTCCGTTGCTTCTGCCGCCTCCGTTGTTTCTGCCGCTTTGGTTTCGGTCTGCTTTTCCTGATAGATGCCCAGATTTTTGGCCCATTCTACCGTGCCGTACGATGCAATAAATTTATCGACATCGTTATCGAATTTGAGTTTGACATCTTTCGGCACCTCTTCCCAAATCTGTTCCGCTCTCAGCATGATATTCTGGAGTTCGGCCAGATTCTGTGGTGCTTCGGTAAAGTCTTGGATACCGCCGCCGATGTCCGGTTTGATACGCTCTGCAATGTCAGGGTCGATGCTTGCCCGCCGGATGATGTTTTCCAGCTTGGTTTCTTCCAAGTAGCTGTCAATTTCGGCTTGCTGGTCAATGGTCTGGTCGAGCCTCAGCACCTTTTCGCCCTTTTCGTTGCGCTCCCAGAGGTATGTGCGTCTTACGCTTTCTCCGGCCTCGGTCGGTTTTGCCGTTGCGGTTTCCCGCCAGTTACTTACACAGCGATACGCCATCGAAGATGTTCTCCTTTTCGTTCTCGAACAGGCCGGTCTTTTCATCGAATTTTGCCAGTCTTACTAACCGGTAGTCACTCGGCGATTTGCTCATGATGTTGTGTTCGTCGGTGAGCGCAATCTTAAAGTTGCGCTCTGCCACCTTGTCTTCTCGTTCGGTAAAAATGGTGATGTAGCCCATCACGCAGCTGTCGAAGATGCCGTACACATTGGTGCTCACAGTCGGATACCCCCTCGCATTGCGCCGCTGCCAAGGTTAATAGCCTTGGTCTTTCGCGCGGTCTTGTTGTAGATTTTTGCGTCTTTGGACTTGCGGACTTTGCTTCTTTTGCCCAACTTCTTCGCCCTCCTACTCTTTAATATTTTTCTCGATTTCTTTGAGTTTCCATATTCTTATGTTTTTTAGGATTTCAAGCGCGGACTGGATTTCTTTTTCGGTTGCATCTATTACGAATACTTCCCCACAGTAGTTTATCAGATAACTACTCTTCAGCGCCTCTGCTGATTTCTCTTCTGATTTGCTCCATTTCGATGTCATTCGCGAAAGCCTTCTTTCTAAATGCCATGTCGATGTAAAACTTTGCGTCTTCGATTGTGGCCGCTTGCCGGCTTAGCTTGTAGGCATTCTTGATTTCCTTGTAAGTTCTGGCGAGTGTCGTTGCTAGCGTCGTATCGGTCTGGTCTCTTACGTTCCAAGTTTTCACTTTGGTTACTCCTTGGGCTTTTCGTTACCCTCTACTGCGTGATAAATCTTGTCCAACATGGCCAAAATCTTTCGGATGTTGTTAAACAGCGCGTTAATTTCCTTGAGAGTCAGCGCAGACACCTCCTAAAAAATTATTTTGTATAAATGGTTTTGTAAAAAAGCACTTTTGTGCTGTTTAACCTTGTTACTGTTCCACCCAATTTTCCGGGTCGAGTGCTGCCGTTGTCCCTAGTAGTTTGATGTTGATGCGGTAGGTTTTATCCTCGTCCGCTTTGTACCAGTATCTGTATCTTCTTGTGTCATAAGTTCCGGTCATTTTCAGTTCTTCCAGCGCTTCCGCGCTCAGGCGACTCAACGTTTCCAT